AGCTGGTTGTTGACCAGGAACGGGCCGTCGCCGGTGGTGGAGCCGCCAGCGCGGAGCTTCTTCAGCTCAGCCAGCACCTTCGCGTTAGTCACGTAGGCGATGTTGTCGCGGTTCAGGGCGCCGTTGTCGATCAGCACCTGCTCCTCGAGATCCACCAGGGACTCAACGGTGATGGGGCCGCCGTTGGTGCCCAGGGCCACCGAGCCGATGCCGGTGGTCTGCATGATGCCCTCAGGCTGGCCGGAGGAACCGGAGCCGTTGAGGATGCCCAGGTCGATGGCGAGGTTGATGCCATCGGTGAGATCACGGCGCACCAACTGCTCGATGCCAGGGGTGCCCTGCAGCAGAGTCTGACGGCTGTATTTGGATAGGGCTGCCAGGTTCTTGGGCGAAAGAGTCACCTGGTCGAAGGTGGATTCCGACTGGGTGATCGCAGTGGTCTCAGTGCCCAGGTAGTAGGTGCTGGCGACCGAAGCGCGGCGGGGAATCGCCACATCGCCGACCAGTCCGGTCATCGTGCGGATGCCGAGACCCAGCATGATCGAGTTGTTGCGCAGCGCCTCGATGAACTCATCGGCCATCAGGTCGGTGGCCACCAGGTTGCCGCCAGTGGTGGCGCCGGAGGTCACATAGGTGGCGCGTTGCTGCAGTGCCGAAAAAGGCACGAAGAAAGAACGCTTGCCAGATGCCTTAAGGCCAGAGGTGCGCATCACCTCTTGGCTAATCTCGCGCACCAGGCCGGCGTCACGGGAAGACCAGTCTCCAGAGAGAACTGCTTGGATGCCAGCGGTGATGCTGTACTGAGCAGCATCACGCTGATCCATTTCGACCTGCTTGACGGGCTCAACAGGCTTGGCATCAAGCTTGTCAAGCACAGCAACGCGGGCCTCATCAATGCTGCGGCCAGACTCGATCAGCTGACGGCCAAGGTCGCCCATGCCGTGCTTTTCGGTCAGTGCAGTGATGCCGGCGATTCGGGTGCGCTCAGCCTTTGCAGCCTCGGCAGCCGCTTCAGCCCGCACCACTGAGATGTCAGGGGTGTTGTCCATTTCAACCACAGGTTGAGGGTTAGGGGTTTGTGGTGCGGCAGGGGCCGCGGGTTGAGCGTCGAGAGCACGCCCGACGCCGACCGTTGGGTCTGCAGGTATGCTAACCACGCTCACTTCGTGGACTCCCCACGAAGTCGCTACGAACTCACCATCGCTTCGCTGATCCATCTCTCGGATCTGGTAACCGAAGCTCACGTTTCGCAGCACGCCATCTTTCACATCAGCCAGCACTTCCTGCGCGAAGGCGTTACGGCTGAAGCGCACGCTCACATAGCCGCGCTTCTTCTCGTCATCAATCCAGCCACGCTCAACGACACCAATCACGCGATCAGGGTCATGGTTGAACAGCAGTGGGGCGCCATTGTTGAGGCGGCTTAGATCGGCAGCGCCACGCTCGTGGCTCAGGATCTCTTCACCGAAATACCGGGCGACGGGATACTCAGAACTAAAGGGAAACTCGATGGTGCGCTCATCTTCGGCCACCTGAAAATCGGTGACCTCTGCCCTTTTAAGGATTTGACCTTCTAGGTCTCGCGAGATGTCATCCATGGCTAGCGCCGCACGGTTCTTCAACTTTATTCGACCTCGTTCGCATCATCCTCTTCTTCGTCGCCATCATCCTCCTCATCAGGGTCGGGTTGCTCAGGTCCAACAGGTGCAGCAGGCGCAGCCTGTTCAGGGGGCTCAGCCTCGGCGATCCCGGTCGTTGTGTCGAAGGTGAGCTCCATCTCCTCCATCAGCTCCAGCTCAGCCTTCCGCGCACGCAGCAGATCCTGAAGGTCGCCACCACCTTCGGCCACAACATCCGCCAGCGTCTTGAAGCCGTTGCGCACCGCGGCCGCATAGGCATCGACCTCCTTCGCCGGATCCACCCAGCTCCAGCCGCGCGGCATCCACCGCACATTCAGGTAGCGCTCAGGATTCGACTCATAGTTCGGCAGCGGCAGCACACCGCTCAGCACTGCCATCTCCAACCAGGCCGCATAAACCGGCTGGTGGAAATTCTCGATCATGTAGTTCTGAAGCGCCCGCCAGTTGTCGCGATCCTCCAGCAGGCTCAGCCGGCTGCTGCTGTAGTTGGTTTGGCTGAAGTCGCGCGAGATGGTCTCATAGCTGCAGCCCAGGCCGCTGGCCATCGCCCGGAGCATGGCCCGCATGAATGGCTCGAACTGGCCATCAGGCGCATCGAGCTGCGGCACTGACACGCTTTCGCCTGGGGCCAGATACTTGAACACCCCAGGCTCAAAGTTGCTGACGCGATCGCCGTCGTAGACCTCATCGCCCTGCAGCTCGCCCTCAGGGCTGGTGATGAAGCCCATCAGCGCACTGCTGGCGCGGGCCCGCACCACCTCGGCCTCCTCATAGCCGCTCAGATGGTGCATACGCTTGATTGCCGATGCGAACCAGGGCACGCCTCTGGTCTGGCCAGGGCGCTCCTGCTGGTAGAGGTGAATGATCTCGTTCGCGGGGATCAGCTGGTGGCGATTCGCCACAGGCCGGGCGAATGGCGTGTCGCCTGGGTGGCTGGTGAGGAAGGCATACTGCACCGGCCGGCCCCAGGGGTCGAGCTCGATGCCCATGCGCCATTCATTGCCCGCCACCGTGCTCACGCCGGTGTATTCGTCATCGAGCAGATCGGCCTCGATCACATCCAACGCGAAGGGGATGCTGCCGCCGCCAAAGGGTCGCCGCACGATGCGGATGAACACCTCACCCGATTCGCACATCGCGGCAACGGCCAACCGCTCGATGTCGCTAAAGCACAGCCGGCCCGCGGTGTTGCAGGTCTCCTTCCGGCCCCACATCCGCCAAGCTTTTTCGATCGCATCGTTCACCGTGTGATCGAGCCGGCCAGCACCGCGCTGCATCGGCACTTGCACCTGCAGGCGCACGCCGGTGCCGATCACGTTGTTCTTGACTGCCCGAACTGCCTGCCGCGCGTAGTCGTTATCACGTACCAGCTGGCGGCTGCGGTTGCGCAGGCGCTTCAGGCTGCCGTTGATCTCGGCATCAGCGCTGGTGCCATTGGCGATCCAATCGCTGGTCAGCCTGCTGACGCGAGCGCCTTCATACATCCGGCGCCGCGGTCGGCGGAAGCCAAGGGCTTTCAGCAGCTGCGTTCGGAGGCCCATCAGAAGCGAACGAAGAGATTGTGGGGATTGCCCAGGCCGTTGGCCTGTAGCTGCGCAGCCTGCTCGCGCTTCACCTGCGCTTTCAACTGGCTTTCTAGGGCCAGCAAATCCTTTAGCTCGTATTTCGTCAGGCTTCGGCCGGCGATGCTGTACTGCTTGACTGCGCCACCGCTGATCAGGGTGCGGATTGCAGCCTGCACAGCGTCGAGATCTTGCTCGAGCTGCGTGCGGCCATCAAACGCACCAGGGGTGCCGCTGTATTCAAGGGCCGCCAGCACTTCGAGCTGACCAGCGCCAAGGGTCAGCTTTTCGCTGCCCTGCTCTGCGATTGATTGCCAGTACCAGGTGCCGGCATCGAAGCCAGAGCTGGTGGCGGCTGAGATGGTGAACTCCCAGCCCAGGCCATAGGCCACGCCTGTGACTGTTGCGCCTTCGCTTGCTGTGTTGGTGCGCAGGTAGTAGGTGAGCGACCAGCTGGTGCTGTCGATCGAGTTGCCGAGATTGTCGCGGCCAGCATCATCCCGCCACTTCACCGTGTCGCCAGCTCGGATCTCGGCAGGAATCGTCACGGCCTCGGCACTGGCTAGCAGACGTAGGGTAGGACTTACCAACCGCTGACGTAATTAGCGCCTGATTGCGTTGATCTGCGCCGTTGTTGTTTGGGCTTATCGGTCGGTGATTCACGCTGCTGCTGGGCAACGGTTTCCAGCTGATCCCACATCGTCGCGCGGTTGTAGCGGCGCTTGACCAGCTCCAATGCGGCTAGCGCATAAACGCAAAGGTCGAGGGGCTCGTTGCGAGCACCGCTGGGCTTTTCCCAGCTGAGCACCTGGAAGCCTTTGACAGTCTTGGGCACCAGGCGCTCGCAGGTGAGGCCCTGCAGGAACTCTTCAGTCACGTCGCTGCCGAAATGGATCGCGCCGGGGCCGGTGTTGTCTTTCTTTAAACGGGCGTAGATCGTGCGCTTCAGCGTGTCGCCGCCAACCATGTAGAGCGTGAGGCCGCGCTTAATCAAACGGCCGCGCCAGTTCACATCCACCTTGGTGCCTTTGCCTAGGGCCGGCGCAGCCTTGGTGCTGCTGCCCTTGATCGCCACTACGCCTTCGGCCGCCCTGGCCCTGCAGTATTCGTAAGCCTCCTGGGTGAAGTGGCCGCCTGTATCTACGGCGCAGTGACGCACGGTCAGGATGCCGCCGCCTTCACGTGGCCATTGCGTCTTGCGGATGCTGTCGATCTGCTCCCACACCTCGTCGTAGGCCGGGCTGCCTTCAACCTTTTGGTGCCAGATGCGCCACATCTCTTCGCCGCGGCCAAAGCCCCAGACGGTGGTTTCTAGCCAGGTGTCCTGCACATCCACCGCCATCAGCAGGAGCACGACACCCTCGGGGCAGGTGCCGCTGCTGTAGCCATCAGCCTGTGCCCTGGCCATCAGGCCATCGGCGTTGATGGCGGCCACAGCCTCATCCTCCCAGGCTTCAGCAGCCCGCTTGTTCACCCAGCCTTTGAGCAGTAGCGGGTCGGTCTTGGCTCGCAGAAACTCATCACGGATCTGCCCCCAGCTTGTCCAGCCGGCCGGGGCATACCAGGCTGGCAGGTGAAAGCCGGCGGTGATGCCGTCGCCCTTGGCTGTGGGCTGCCATTGTGCACCGGCCAGCATCGAGGTTTTGTGTTGCTCGCTAACGCGCTCACCGCAGGCTGGGCATTGCGCGAACACCTCACCATCGGGCGTGTCCCACTTCATGTGCTCACGCCAGCGCAGCACCTCAAGCGCACCGCAGCAGGGCATGAGCATGGCCAGTTGCCGCCGATCGCTGCGGGCCTCGTACTCGTGCGTGATGCGGCACATGCCACGGGTGCCTGGTGTGCTGGTGATCAGCACCTTCCCCATGGGGAAGGTCGAGGTGCGGGCCTCGGCGTTCTCGAGCGGGTCGCCCTTGTCGTCGGCTTCAAAGGGGTAGCTTGACACCTCATCGGCCAGCAGGTAGGCCGCGGGCATTGATTGCAGGCCGCTGGCGCTGTTGGCGCCGGACAGCACGAACATGCCGCCCCGAAACTCCTTCAGGAACATGGTGTTGCCGCTGTCGCGGGCCCTGGCCGGTGCCACCAGCTCAGACAGCACAGGCGTCTCGCGCAGCAGGGGCTCAAGGCGCTGCCGGTTGAGGCGTTTGGCCATGTCGAGCGTGGGCTGCACCAACAGGGTCGGCGCCGGCCACAGGTGAATGATGGCGCCGAGCCAGTTGAGCAGGGCTTCGGTCTTGCCCAGCTGACTGCCGAACATGAGCACGACACGCCGATAGGGGCTGCTCGGGCTGAGGCATTCCATGGGGGCCCGGAGGTATGGGGTGCGATCGGTGCGCCAGGGGCCAGGCTCTGCTGAGCCCTTCGATGACAAAACGCGGAAGCGATCAGCCCATTCGGCCACCGTCATTGGGTTCGGTGGTATCCAGCCGTTGCGATAGGCCGGTGCCTGGATCTTGTGACCTTCAGACATCAGACAGGTCTGCGATGGTGCGACAGATCACGCGAATCTCCTCAGTGAGGATGGTGTGGCATTGCCTGATGTCACTAATGCCGGCCACTTGTGCCGCCAAGCGGTCGGGCAGCGTCATCAGGGCATCACGGGCGCGGCGGGCTTCCATGAATGCCGAGGCCTTCACCTCAGCAGCAGAAACCAGCTCACCCTTGAGCTTCATCACCTCCAAGCGTTCGCGCTCCGCCTGGTAGACGACCTTGGCTCGCTGGGCTTCGGCCATCGTCGGGCCAGCCTTCATCAATTTCTCGGTGACGATCTCCTTAGGTGTGTCCTGCGTGACGCGGCTCTGAGTGTTCGAGGCCCACTGCATATCAGCCAAGGTCGGGTCGATGACCCACTTACCGTCGATCTTCTGAACCGCGGGGTCAGTGAGCCGGCCTGCCTGGATCGCCTGGAGGACAGCGACGTGACTGGTGCCGCGCAGGCCCTTCGCTTTGCGATGCGCGGCGTAGGCCTGCAGATTCATTCCAGGCCGTGGAAGCTGTCGAGCGCATACCAGACGTGTGAGTTCCGGTAGCCGCCTTGATAGGTGGGAACGATTGGCGTGACGCCATGGCTGTTTCGCCAAGCTGGATAGACCAGCAGCGAGTTATCGGTCATGTCGAACGTCGCGTCGTAGTCCGGGACGTGCAGGTTGCCGCCGGTGCTGTTACGCCGTTTGGTGATGATGATGTTGATTGCGCCTTTGACGTTGGCGTTGTCGCGGTGGATTGCTGCTGCGATGTTGCAGTTGGAGATGGTGGATGAGAAGTGATCAGCGAAGCGCCACTTAGTCGGAATCCGCTCGTTGACCTTGGCAACATGGTGCTGCGTGACGGTGGGGATGATCTCAGCGCAGAGACGGAAAGCACGCTCGCCTGCAGCGTTCATCGCCCGGACAAAGGTCTTGGCAGACGGCTTGCTGTGTACCGATGATCGAGAACCGTAGGAGCGCCGTAGGTGCGGCTTTGGCGGCACGCTGCCGAGGATGCAGGAATACTGCGTGACACCAGAGGCACGAACCATGGATGTCTTTGGGACGCGATCAGAGATGCACTCGCGGTCAGCGATGTTCACCAAGTTGCGCAGGTCATCTGGCAGCTCTTTCAGAAACAGGCCGACAACAGACCCATCAGGATCCGCAAGGACGCAGGAATGAAGGATGTTTGGCTCGATGGTCCCTGGCTGATCGCCGATAGTCAGCGCAGGCTGCACAGGGTTGAGCGTGACGATCGGTAGGTTCATCAGATAGACAGAGCCTCGATCAACTTCATGCCGACATAGTCCCCACGCTTTCTGGCGGCAGTTACCAGCGCCTTGGCCTCTTCGTAGTCCTCGGGTCTGAATTCGATCTGCAGAGCCTTCATCACGCCATCAGCCAGCTCATCGGTCGGGTCCTCAAGCTCATCGAGGGCTGAAAGGTCCACCTCAGACTCAAAGGTCGGGAGGTTTTCGCCCCAGCCCAGCAAGGACAGATCGAACTCAAGTTCGCCAAGTTCGGCCAGCTCGCCCTTCAGCAGCTCGTCATCCCAACCGGAGATCAGCGCCAGCTGGTTGTCAGCGATCACATAGGCCCGCCGCTGCGCTGGCGTCAGGTGATCGAGGACGACCACCGGGACCTCGGGCAGGCCCAAGCTCTTGGCAGCCTCCAGCCGGCCGTGGCCCGCAATGATCCCGGCATCGCTGGCCACCAGGATCGGATTGGTAAAGCCGAACTCAACGATGCTGGCCGCTATCTGCGCCAGCTGTTCAGGGCTGTGCGTTCTGGCGTTGCGCTCGTAGGGCACCAGCCGCTCTACCGGCCATCGCTCCAGCTTGTCTGGGATTACCGGGCCCTTAGCCATGCCTTGTGGATCTGTAAGACCAGCTTACAGGCCACGTAAGTGACACGCAGGCCCTATGCGCCTGCGGCCATGGGCCCTTGCGGCGCAATGGATCTGGCCCTTGTAAGGTACTTACAAGTCTGCCGCTAGAAAAAGCGGGTGCGTTGCGATGACC